AATGAAAATCCTATATATAATATAGCAGGAGAACATAGATTTAATACCATATACATAGATTAAGAAATTTATATATTATTAACTATAAATATTCCATTTGATAATATTCCAGCAATATCTCCAATAGAAAAATCATTATTTATAATATATACATTGCTATTAATATTATCAGTTGCATAATATTTTATATTATTTATTAATATTTCAAATGCTTCTTCTTCTTCTTCTTGTTCTTCTTGTTCTTCTTGTTCTTCTTCTTCATCTTTTTCATCAGCTTCTTCATCTTCTTCTTCTTCTTCTTCTTCCTCATCTTCTTCTTCTTCCTCATCTTCTTCATCATCTTCCTCATCATCTTCTTCTTCTTCATCGTCTTCATCATCTTCTTCACCTTCACCTTCACCTTCATCTTCTTCATCCTCTTCTTCAGCTTTGCAGATGTTCACTTCTTTAGTATTTATAATATGATTATTTAAAAAAGCATTATGTTGATTATATAATTCTGCAATTATATCATTTTTACTTAAATTATCACATAATTTTAATTCATCAATATGCAATGAAATCTTATTAAAATTATCTCCATTTAAATATGATAATACCTGTCTATATTTATGATTAAGATTATTATAATTATCAGATAATGCAGTAAAATTATTTTCAATATTAGTTATTTTTGTTAATAATAAAGTGTTTGTTGTGTGTATATCAAGTATTAGAGGTATAATTTTAATAATATCAGTTAATTGTAATTCATTAATATTATTATTTAAATCATTCATGTTATTAATATTATTAGTAGTATTAATAACCTATATTATTTAAATATATTTATATATTTATAAATCTATTTAAATCCAAAATGTTCATTTAAACAATCAGTTTTATTTTGCTTAACGCCTTTGCGTGTTAGTTTATATTTATTTTCATTTTTTGTTGTAGAATTATAATTAGTTATATAATCATAATTATCTTGATGTATTTCTGGCAATTGGCGAGTTAACGGTTTATCCACAATTAGTAATATCCTTTCATTTTTAAGAAGCTTCCGCCATTCTTGTATAGTTAGATTGCCATAATATTTATCTAATGTATAATATGGATTTGGTGCTGGTTTAATATTTTTTTCATAATTATATATTTTACAATATAAATGATTTAATAAATAATATCTCTCAAATTTAGAAGTTGTATCAATATTTTCATTCATTAAATATGCTACGGAGCATTCTGGACTACAAAAACACCCATATACATGATATGTATTATTTAATTCATATTTTGGAATATAAATAGGTGGATTATCAAAATCACATGTGCACCAAAAACAAGCTGACTTTTTATCAGATATATCATTGTTATGTAAAGATTTTTCTAATTCTAACAATTTTTTCCATATTAGTTTAAATATATCACTTTCACTACTAATATCATTACTACTAGTATTATCTAATTCTTTAGTATTATTTTTATATTCAATAATAGTTTCATTATTATTATTATTATTATTATTATTATTATTATTATTATTATTATTATTATTATTATTATTATTATTATTATTATTATTATTATTATTATTATTATTATTATTATTTTTTGAATTTTGATTAAGCTCGGCATCATTCAATTTTATGAAATCAAATGGTAATTCATTATTAAATGAAAATCCATCTACACTTTCACTCACATTTGGATCATATGAAATATTAGATGAAAAAAATTTATTATTAGTTATATCGCTTATACTACATTTAAGATGAAGTATGATATTTTGTTTAATATCATCTATTAAATTATCATTTATTTGTTGCTTTACAATTTTACCACCCTTGGGTTTCCTTCCTCTTTTTTTTGGAATTTTTGCATCAAATATTAATTTATCAGTTATAGAACCAATAGTATTATTTTCTACGCACATTATTCTTATTAATACTATTAATTTAAGTTGTTTATATTTATTCATTTAATTAAAAATTCAATAATTTATAAAAAGTATCTAATATATTCAATACTTAAATAGTATTTTACAATTTAATTATTGAATATGCATAAAAATATATCTATCCCATGGGTAGAAAAATATAGACCATATAATTTTAATAATATTGTAATGGATCCATTAAATAAAGAAATTTTACAAAATATTTTAGATAAAAATCATTTCCCAAATCTTTTATTTTATGGACCTCCTGGAACCGGCAAAACAACAACAATAATAAATTTAATTAATTCATATCAAGAAAAGTATAATCAAAAACATAAAGGATTGTTAATACATTTAAATGCATCAGATGATAGGGGAATAGATATTATACGCAATCAAATAAATTCATTTGTAAGTTCATCAGGATTATTTATTAATGGATTAAAATTTGTAATATTAGATGAAGTTGATTATATGACAAAAAATGCACAACAAGCACTAAAATATATATTACATACATATAATAATGTTCGTTTTTGTTTAATATGTAATTATATAAGTAGAATCGATGAATCATTAAGAAATGAATTTTTAAGATTAAAATTTAATAAATTACCAGAAAATGATATAGTTAATTTTTTATCAGTTATAAATGAAAATGAAAAAATAGGATTATCATATAATACATTAACATTAATCCAAACTTTATATAATTCTGACATACGAAGTATGATAAATTATATGCAGTCTAATCAAAACTATATAGGGTATGTAAATGTTATAAATAATACTATTTGGGAAGACCTAACAAATGCATTTATAAAAAAAAAAACTAAATTAAAACTGTATAATATAATATTAGATATTAGTATTAATTATAATATTGAAATTAAAAATTTAATAAAAGATTATATAAATTTTATTATTCGTTATAAAACAAAATATATAAATGCGGATTTTCTTAATTGTATTGAATTTATAATGCATATTAATCAACCAAATATAAATTATTTATTAAATTATACTATTTTACGACTTAAAGAATTTATATATTAAAAATAATTGAAATAGATTAACTTAAAGAAACCTATACAATATTATTAGTCCTAATGAATATTTCTGATAGATTAACTACAAATAACGAATTAATGAATGATGAATTGATTAATGATGATTGGGAAAATTTCTGTAATGATGATTATGTAATGCCAGATAATACTATATTATATTCTAATAATAATAATAATAATGATACATATGTATGTAGTGATATTTATATATCTACAAAAACAAAAATTGCGTTTTTATCACAGAAAATAGATTTAAAAACTACTTTCTGGGAACTTAAAATAACACCATATCATATAGCGTGTGATTGTATTATAAAAAAACAAATGAAATTTAATTGTTATAGTGAAGAAGAATATTTATATTTACAATCTAAATTACAAAATGAAATACAATGTGAAGAATATATTATTACTAGAATAGTTAATCCAGATGGTAGGATAAAATTTAAAGATATTCGTAAAATAAGTGTAGGTATTTGTAAAAAAGATATACTTAGTTATAGAACTAAAAAAAAAAGTGCGTTTTATAATTGTTTTGTATTAATACTTCGTATTAAATTTAAAGGGATTTTTCGAGAGATTCATGTAAAAGTTTTTAATACAGGCAAATTAGAAATACCAGGAATTCAATCAGATGAATTATTAGAAAAAGTATTGGAACTACTAATAACAATATTAAAACCTATAATTTCTGATAATATAACTTATTTACAAGAGAGAAATGAAACAGTTCTAATTAATTCAAATTTTAATTGTGGATTTTATATAAATAGAGATAAAATGTATGAAATATTAAAATATAAATATAACATTAATAGTGGATATGACCCGTGTTCATATCCTGGAATTCAGTGTAAATTTTATTATGATAAACGTTTGACTATACAAACAGGGAAACAACCCGACGATATAACAGAATTTAATACAACATATATTAAAATGTCATTTATGATATTTAGAACTGGAAGTGTTTTAATAGTAGGAAAATGCAATGAAATTATTTTACATGAAATATATGAATTTATAAAAAATATCTTGCTAGTAGAATATCAAAATATAGTAACACATAATAATATTAATATACCAAATATTATAAAAAAAAAAAAAATAAGAAGAAAAACTATAATGATTAATTAAAATTACTGTTTATTATATTATATAATGTTGTTTCTGACATATTTTCTGAAATATTATTTAAATTATGTGATAATAAAAAAATATTAATATTATTCATACATATTGTTTTTTTATTAATAATTTTTATAAAATTATGAATTATATTAATAACTAATGTAAAGTCGTAATTATTTTTTATTGTATTAAAAAAATGTTCTATTATTTGCAATTTTTCAATATATATTAAATTTTCATATTTTATTGACATTTCATATAAACTATTAATTATATTTACAAATAGATTAGTTAACATATCATATACGGATGATTTATCTAGTGTTTTTATTGTATTATATTTATTTTTAATATACAAACAAATAATATCATTATATATATTTATTAAATATTTAATAACTTCTAATTTAAAATAATCATTGCTGTTATTTACTAATGTATATTGTATATTATATTCTTTATTTATATCAAAAATTGTTTTTTTAAATACAAATAATGTAGAATCTTTTGCCGTTAAGTGCAAAAAATTATTAGTGTCATTATTTATTTGACCTATATATTCTGTGTAAAATAAATAAGCATTTCTGCTATGATATAATGTAATATCTATATTTTTAGTATATATTAATAATATATTAAATACATGTTTTAAAGTAAAAATGCCATTTTTTAAAGAATATTTATAGTATGTTAAATTTGGTATAGTAATAGTGCTATTAAAATGTTGTATATATTCATTAATTATATTTGTATATTTTGTAAATACACAAAAAGAATCAAGTAATAACTCTTTATTATAATTATTTAGTATTTGTAAATTATATTTATTAAATGTATCCATATTATAATATACTAAATTTATTATAAGTATTTAAAGATTAATAAATTAATTTGTTTATAAATATGGATATTAATAGTATTTCTATTCCTCCTCCACAAGCATTTGTGCATGCTTCTAAACTAGCTATAACAGATGATAAGCCTATTATGCTAGATTATTGGGTTTCTAGTTTAGACGAAAACTCTAATGTTATTATTGGGGTAAAAGACAGTGGAGAGAAATTGTTGGTTAAAAGCGAAGATGAATATACTAGCACGGTTTGTAAAATTTATAAAGTAGATACCTGTTATATTTGTGTTACGGAAAATTCTATTTATTTAGTTTCATCTACTATAAAATCTAAAAAAATTACTTAAAAAGTTTAAATATTATTAGCATCATTATTAGCATCATTATTAGCATCATTATTAGCATCATTATTAGCATCATTATTAGCATCATTATTAGCATCATTATTTTGTGATGGTAATATAGTAATTATATCATTATTTATACGTTTAATAACATTACGTTTTATATTTTGTGTTTGCAATAAATTTAAAGCATATTTAGGTATATTGGCAAAAGTATTCATATATGTTCTATATTTAAATGTACATAATGAAGTATTATTTGTAAAACTAAAACTATACCACCAAAATGCGGGTATAAAAAGAATTGAACCAGGTTTTAATTCAAATTCTAAATATTTAATTTTATCAAAATCAGGTTTATATTGTGGTTGAATATTCCACGGATTAATAGGTGATGTGAATTCAAAATTTTCATAATCTTTATATTCATGCAAATATTTTTTACTTTTTGGTGGAGACATTATTATCTTAATACTTCCTTGTGTAACTAAATAATAATTTCTATAATTTAAATCGTATTTAAATGGTGTTGTAATTTTATTAGATGCAGTAATTATATCATAATCACAATTAGATACCATATATGGACGTAAAAAAACATCATTATATTTATAACATTTAACTAAGCCAGTTTCATCTAAAAATTCATAATTTTTTTCACTTATGTATTTTTTTTCATTATCATTTTTAAATAATTGAATTGCTGCATTTAATTTAATAGGTATATATAATTCGCTTTCATCATCATTAATTTGTAAATTTCTTATTTTTACATCAAATGCACCATAATTTTTATTAATATAGTTTAAATTGCATATTTCATTTATTTTTTCATTTTGAAAATCAAATATTATGGGTTGTTTTAGATCGCATATTTCTTCTAATCTCTCTTTAGATGGTTTTTCTATTTCATAAAGTTCTAAATCATTGCTTGTATTTAATTGAAAATATATGTGCAAATATATAAATAAAACCGTACAAAATACTGCAATCGTTATAATTATATTCATATTATTTATCATAAATAGATTTATTTTAATATTTTTACTAATATAATATTATTTATTAGAGACAAAATTATGTATAATATTTTCTTTATCTGTATTATTTAAATCTCCTGACAAAATAGATTCTTCATACATTGTTCGCAATACATCATTTGGTGCATTTGTTCCTATTTTTATTAAATTTTTATTTCGTAAATATTTTTTTATATCTAATATATTATTTCGTTTAATTTTATTATGTTCATCTTGTATCTTTTTCCTTGTAGTATTATTTTTAATTAAAACTGATACAATTTTGCCTCTTTTCCCTAAAGTATATTTAAGAGTTCTTGTTTTAGTTTTACGTATTAAATGATTTACTGGTAATAAATTATTTTTATGCATATTATTTAATACATCTGGTATTTTATTTATTTTACTTTGTGTTTTATTTTGTTGATTAGTTTTAATCCATTCTTTATATGTTGGTTTAACGCTATTTTTTAAATTACTATATGGTTTATTGTTATCTATTAATTTATTAATACTTTGTGGAATACTTTGTGGAATACTTTGTGGAATACTTTGTGGAATACTTTGTGGAATACTTTGTGGAATACTTTGTGGAATACTTTGTGGAATACTTTGTGGAATACTTTGTGGAATACTTTGTGTTAATATATTATGTGAAATATTTGTGCTAATGTGTGTATCATTACTATTATATATTGGTTCAATTAATTCTTTAGGTAATTCTAGATTTATTATTGGTGGGTTTATTTTATTATGTGTTTTAAGTGTTTTTTGTTTATGTTTATGTTTATGTTTATGTTTTTTATCTGATAATTCTTTTAAAAAAGTTAATGATTTATTAAAAGTTCCTATATTTGAAGTATCAGATGCTGTATTAATATTAATATTATTATTATCCCTTGGTATTTTACTATCTGTGGATTTTATTAATAATGGAGTTATTTGTTTTTCTTTATTATTTTCCGTTTTTTGATAGTCTCTAATTTTACCTAAAAGTGTTTTTCTTAATGTAGTAGAATGTGTATTTATAATAGGTTTTTGCTTAGTATGTTTTATTTTTTTTGGTGTGGTTTTTTTATTAAATATATTGGGGTTTATTTTCAGTATTTTAATTGATGACATTATTATATTGAAAAAGTAAAATAATATTTCATTAAATTCTAATAAATTAGTTTATTAGAATTTAAAGATAAATTGAAATGTATTTTTAGTATCAATTATATATCATTTACAAATGACATCAGTTAATGATAAAATAAACAATAATACAGAATACATTGAAGAGCCGTGGAATATTATTGGTTCTTATTTTAAAGGACACCATTTAAAACAATTGGTAAGACATCAAGTTGAATCATATAATAATTTTGTATCATTTCAAATACAAAAAACAATTGATATGTTTAACCCTGTTCAAATTCATTCTGATCATGATTATAATAAAGAATACAATAAATACTCTCTCGAAATTTTTATCACATTTGATAATTTTAATATTTATCGTCCTCAAATACATGAAAATAATGGTGCTACAAAATTAATGTTTCCAAGTGAAGCACGTCTACGTAATTTTACATATACATCTAATATTACATTAGATTTAAATATTAAATATATTATAAGAAGCGGAGAAGGTTTAAAAAATATACATACAATTCATAAAAAACTTCAAAAAATACAAATAGGCAAACTGCCTATAATGTTAAAATCTAATATTTGTGTTTTAAATCAATATACACAAGTTCATAATAAAAATAGTGGAGAATGCAAAATGGACCCAGGTGGATATTTTATTATTAATGGTTCAGAAAAAACCTGTTTAGGACAAGAACGAGCAGCAGAAAATCAAATAATGTGTTATTTATCTAAAAAAAATACTAAATGGAGTATGATTGCAGAAATTAAATCTGTCCCTGATTGGAAATGTATATCACCAAAACAATTAACAATTATGATTTCTTCTAAAAAAATAAATACAGGAAAAGGTATTTATATACAAATACCCAGAATTAAACAACCTATTCCCGTATTTATAGTATTCCGAGCATTAGGTATTATTAGCGATAAAGATATATGCACAAAAATTCTTCTTAATTTAACTGATAGTAAAAATGAAAAATATTTAAATGAATTAAAATATTCAGTAATTGATGCAAATAAATATATCACACAAGAAGATGCTTTAATTTATTTTACACAAAATGTTATATATATACCAATGAATATGGATAAGGAATTAGGTGTTAGAAAAAAAAATGAATTTGCATTAGATGTTTTAAATAATGACTTGTTTCCTCATTGTGAAACACACAACCAAAAAATATATTTTTTAGGATTTATGATTAATAAATTATTACGATGCTATTTTGGAGAAAATCAACCAGATGATAGAGATTCGTATATTAATAAAAGAATTGACCTTACAGGAACATTACTAAATAATTTATTTAGGAATTATTTTAATAAATTAGTTAAAGATATGCAAAAACAAATAGTGAGAGAAATCAATAATGGTTCTTGGAGAAGCTCAGATGACTATATAAATATTGTAAATTTAACAAATATATATAAAATAGTGAAATCTACAACAATTGAAAATGGATTAAAACGCGCATTAGCAACTGGTGATTTTGGTGTAAAACATACAAATACAAATAAGGTAGGTGTTGCACAAGTGCTTAGTAGATTAACATATATTTCAAGTTTAAGTCATTTACGTAGAATTAATACACCAATTGATAAAAGTGGGAAACTAATTCCACCTAGAAAACTTAATAGTACTACCTGGGGATTTTTATGTGGAGCAGAAACACCAGAAGGTGGTTCTGTTGGTGTGGTAAAAAATCTATCATATATGACACATGTTACTATACCATCTAATAGTAATGGATTGCGTGACTATATAACACCATATATTGAAAAGTTTGAAAATTTAACATCTGACCAAATTTATGATAATGTAAAAGTATTTATAAATGGCTCATGGATTGGTATGACATATAGACCAGTAGAATTATATAATTCATTAAAAGACAAAAAATATAAAGGCATAATTAATATTTATACATCTATAATATTTGATTATAAAAATCAAGAAATTAAAGTGTGCAATGATGCAGGGCGTTTAGTAAGACCATTATTACGTGTTATAAATAATGATTTAATAATAGATAAAACAATTTGTTTATCTCTTAAATATGGTGATAGTTCATGGAATGATTTATTAACTGATATAATACATGGAAAAACCGCAATAGAATATATTGACCCATTAGAGCAAAATACTAGTATGATATCTATGGATCCTAGTTCTTTACACAAAAAAGGAACAAATCTTTATAAATATACGCATTGTGAAATTCATCCTAGTACTATTTTTGGGATATTAGCATCATGTATTCCATTTCCAGAACATAATCAATCTCCAAGAAATACATATCAATGTGCTATGGGAAAGCAAGCGATGGGAATGTATGTAACTAATTTTGATACTAGAATGGATAAAACATCATATGTTTTAACATATCCTATGAGGCCTTTAGTTGATACGCGAGTAATGAATTTATTACAATTAAATCAAATACCTTCTGGATGTCAAGTAATTGTAGCAATTATGACACATTCTGGATATAATCAAGAAGATAGCATATTATTTAATAAAGGATCAATAGACCGTGGATTATTTCAAGCAACTATATTTCATACTGAAAAAGATGAAGATAGAAAAATTCACGGAGATGATGAAATTAGATGCAAACCAGATAAAACTAAAACAAAAGGAATGAAATTTGGAAATTATGATAAGATTAATGCTCAAGGAGTTATTCCAGAAAATACATTAGTTGAAAATCGCGATATTATAATTGCTAAAATTTTGCCTATTAAAGAAAATAGAAACGATCATACAAAACTTATAAAATATGAAGACCAGAGCAGAATTCATAAAACAAAAGAAGAATGCTATATTGATAAAAATTATATTGGAAAAAATGGAGATGGGTATAACTTTTGTAAAGTCCGAATTAGAACTGTTAGAAAACCAGTAATTGGTGATAAATTTAGTTCTCGCATGGGACAAAAAGGAACAATTGGTAATATAATTCCTGAAGAAAATATGCCATTTACTCGCGATGGATTAAAGCCTGATATCATAATAAATCCTCATGCCATTCCAAGTAGAATGACTATCGGGCAATTAAAAGAATCTATTTTAGGTAAGGTTTTATTACAGCTTGGATTATTTGGAGATGGAACAGCATTCGGTGGATATGAAATAAAAGATATTTGCAAAGAACTTCAAAATGTTGGATTTGAATCAAAAGGTAATGAAATTTTATACAATGGTCTTACTGGAGAACAACTGGAAACATCTATATTTATTGGTCCAACATTCTATCAGCGTTTAAAACATATGGTAAAAGATAAAGAGCATAGTAGAAGTATCGGTCCTATGGTAAATTTAACAAGACAACCAGCGGAAGGTCGGGCTAGAGATGGTGGGCTTAGATTTGGTGAAATGGAACGTGATGGAATAATTGCTCATGGAGCATCTAGATTTACAAAAGGTCGACTATATGATGCATCAGATGCATTTCAAGTATATGTATGTAAATCTTGTGGAATGATTGCAGCGTATAATGATGAAAAGCATATACATCATTGCTCTATGTGTGATAATAGAGTAGATTTTGATTATGTTGAATTGCCATATGCTTGTAAATTATTATTTCAAGAATTGATAACAATGAATATTGCACCTAGAATATTAACATAATATTATTAATAATAAAAATATTATAATAAATTAATTATTGCATATTAATATATTAGTACTTGGATCATTATTTTTAAATGATAAATTATTAGCATTTGATTTTGTATAATCAAATTCTGTATTTGAGATGAATATATTATTTTGTGTTGCCCATGATTTTTTACTAGTTAAAAGACCTTTATTTAATCTAGCCCATTGTTCTTGACTTGTAAAATTATTTTGAACTGCAGTATAATTTAATATTTTTTTTTTTTTGAGTTCATATTCTGCAATATTACCTATATCACATATTACTCGTTCTCTAGACCAACTAGGACCATTTTCAGGACCTCTTATATCTTTATCCCACGTAAAACCATATCTGCATGGCATTTATATAATATAATATAATATAATATAATATAATATTATATAAATTTTATATTTTAAGAATAATTATGGGTTGTAGGAATTTTCATTGCCCATAAAATACCACCTTAATGATAAATATTGTGGTTTTGATTTATTAATATCATCTGATTTTAATTTAAGATTTGGTCCATTTGCTATTATTTTTTGAATTTCTCTCGTTCCAATAGCTTTACTATAATATTTTAGTAATGATGTATATCCATCAAACCCACCATTCATTGATACATATACATCTCCATAATTTTGTTTAGCAACACCATTTAATATATGTCTCCTAGATAATGAACCATTAATAAATATATCTAATATATTTCCATTTGTTCTAATTATAATATTAACCCATTTTTTTATTGGTATATTATCAATAGTGATTTCTTCTGTTATATTTTTAAAAGTATTCATAATAACAACAATACTATTTGTATTTGGTGCTAAATATAAACCTGGTGCATTATTTGGAAAATTCAATCCTTTTGGTTCAGATGTCATATTAATACTATCATTACCCTTATGAAATATATGACGATATTGTCCTTCCTTATACGTAAGATTATCTATATATATCCATGTAGACCAAGTAAATTCAATGCCACCTGTTTTATTAGAAGACCTTTGAATTTCAATAGAATTTTTAATATTTGGATTTTGTGGAATAATAAGCATTTCTTTACTATTAATCATACCATTAATTAATACTGGATATTCCGAAGGACCTATAATTTTTGATATTATATAAATACCTATTCGTAAAAGTATAATAAATATAAATACAAGCATTAATAAAAACGCTAATCTTGATATAATGCTATTAGACTCTAAAAACTCTTTTGTTCCACTAATAACTTTACTTGATTGAAATGAATTAAATGAATCATTTGTGGTAGTTAATGTTGGAAAACTAGTTTCTGGTAAATATGAACCTAGGTTTTGCACTCGAGTTTTTAAATCATTTATTACAGGGGATGTATACCCATCTAATAGTTTTACATTATCTTTTGCAATATCTAAAACATCTCTGCCATTATAATTCATTCTATATTAGATTAATTAGATTTTTATTTTTATAATTGAATACTTGCTTGTTCTTTATTGTCTTTTAAATATGATAGTTTAATTTTATATTTATTAAAAAGCTGACCCATAAATCCCGTATTATACCCATCTTTATACATATTCCACGCATCTTGTGGATTTGTTGAATTTGCTAAGTATTTAATAGTAGAAGTACTACCAGAAAATCCGCCATTAGGTGTTATTAATACATTAGATATATCAGGCACTTTTACTACACCTGGCATAACACATGTTCTAACTAATTTTCCATCAATATATATATCAAGTGTTCTGCCATTTACACTAATTAATACATGCACCCAGCTTTGTATAGGTATATTTTTGACTTGGCAATTATGTGTTTGTGTTGCACTAGAAGATACATTTATAGAACTATCTGTGCTATTGGGATATGTATTAATTGCAACATCAAGATTATTTTGAAATGCGCCTAGACTTATTTTAGGACAAATATTATTTTGAGCATCAACTCGTTGTAAAATAATTTTTTCTTGTCCATATCTATACGACCAATCATCAATATATATCCATATAGAATATGTAAAATTAGAACTATTCAAATTCGATGTATCTAAATCTTTATCGGAAATAATTAATTGACTTTTACCATTATTATTATTGCTTAATGTTGAATTTGTAGAAAATGATTTATATGTTATCCATATAACAATTAATATAACAATTATCAAAAGTATTGTATTCATAATATAATATTAATATATTATAAATTTTTAAAATAAAGATTATTTCATTTTATAATAATTGTATAACCAAGATATTTTATGGCGCGTTAAATAATGATTATAATATATAACATTTTTAATATGTCCATAAATACCCTTATTTTTTCCAATAATAATATTATCATATTCCATATATGGAATTATATTAGGGGTTGATGATACAAGATGATTATCCATAAATATATCAAGTGTTCCTCCTTGATAATTAATTATAATATTTACCCATTTTTGATAAGGAATATCACTAGTATAAAATATAGTATCATTCGCATTAGAATTGTTTCTAATATTAAATATTATTTTATTTTGTTGTGCATTAAATAAAATAGATGGTTTGCCTCCATATGATAATAAATTAGTGTTTTCTGAATATGATACATTTGTAGACGGTGGTTGAGGATTAATATTTATCCAAAATGAAATTCCATAATTATATGTATGTGTAATAGTTTTTGATATTTTTGGGTATAAATCTAAAAGTGTTTCAGTATTTAATAAAACACTATCTTTTAATAAAACAATGGAGTCATGCTCTATAATCGAATTTAAAAATTTAGGGAGAACTATCCTTAAAAATATTAAAAATATTTCTATAAGTAAAAATGCAACAGCCCACCAAGTTGTAATATTATATTCATAAATTATTCTATTTATACTTTTATTAATAAAACATAATAATCGCAAAAATATTGATGATATTTTTGAAGGTTCTTTATTCTTAAAAATAATAACATAAAACAACTTTAATATAAATAAAAGGAATATACCTATTATTAAAAAATTTAATACATAAATGGTGGCATTTGCAATAGCTGGTGTATTTTTCATAAAATATATTATTCCTATAATAATTCCTATAATAACTCCAGCAATTAATATAGATGATATAAGTTTAAAAATATAATTTAATAATGTATAACTTGATTCTATTGAACTAGTTGTATCATCTTCTTTTTTTTTAATAAAAAAAAATATCATAATTATTAAAAATGCGCCAAATAATGAACATATTATAGAAAGACTACTATAATTATTAATTATAGTTGTTGTATTATGAGTAAATAATATAGATATAAATATAATATATACTATTAAAATTATTACCATGACAATTAATTTTTTATGTGTATTTATACTTTTAATAAAGTTAGAAGAATTCATATATATAAATTAGTAGAAAATATTATATATAATATAATATTTTAGTAATTATAATAATTTGTATTCGTTATAAATAATTTATTATTATATTTATTATATTAATGACACTTGAACTAAAAAAATTTGATATGAGTCGTATTAGTTTTAGACCAGATGAAAATAAAGGACCAGTAATTGTATTAATTGGACGGAGAGATACTGGTAAAAGTTTTTTAGTTAGAGATTTATTATATTATCATCAAGATATTCCAATAGGGACAGTTATATCAGGTACTGAAGCAGGGAATGGATTTTATAGCACACATGTTCCAAAATTATTTATACACGATGAATATAATATAGTAATTATTGAAAATATATTAAAACGTCAAAAAATAGTATTAAAACAAATTAAAAAAGAACTTCAATCGTATAAAAAAAGTAATATTGATGCTAGAGCATTTGTAATACTTGATGATTGTTTATATGACGCTTCTTGGACAAAAGATAAAATGATGCGTTTATTATTCATGAATGGACGACATTGGAAAATAATGTTAATTATTACTATGCAATATCCATTAGGTGTTCCTCCAAATCTTAGAACAAATATAGATTTTGTATTTATTTTAAGAGAACCATACATTGCAAATAGAAAAAGAATATATGAAAATTATGCTGGAATGTTTCCAACATTTGAAAGCTTTTGTCAAGTGATGGACCAATGCACTGAAAATTTTGAATGTCTTGTAATAAATAATAATTCAAAATCTAATAAATTGCATGACCAGATTTTTTGGTATAAAGCAGAAGAACATCCAGATTTTAAATTAGGATCTAAGGAATTTTGGGATTTATCTAAAAATATTGGATCAGATGATGAAGATGATACATATGATCCTAAAAATATAAAAAAACGTGGTTCAGGACCAAAGATAAATGTTAAAAAAAAATGGTAATATATATTTATTCTTCTTTAGAATTTATATTAAATATAGATGTTGAAATATTATCATCTACAAATAATTTAGTTTGAATATTAACCAATGGTTCAGGTCTAGTTTTTTCTTCATCATCCTCATTATCGCAATCATTTAAATTGATATTTCTTATATTAACTAAATTTCCATCAGTGTTTAAAACTTGTGTTAATTTATTACCACTTTCAAGTGCTTTTGTTTTATTATCTTCCATAGCCTTTGTTCTTGCTTCTTTAATACGATTATCAAAATCATCTTTAGCTCTAGCTTCATTATTTGTTTTTTCGTGCATTAACTGATTTAGCTCTGTTTCTAAATATTCAACTCTTCCAGTTTTATATGCTTCAGGATGAAATGGCATCCACATTCCAACAGGCCCCACATATACATCATGATTTGGATCAGATTCTCTTAACATCTTGGCTCTAGCTTCTGCTTCAGGTTGAGAAGGAAAACCACCACGCATTTTTATTCCACGCACACTAGTTTTAAAATGATTTAATGCGTTAAATGCGTTTTCAAGTTTAGTTTCATTTTTATCTAAAAAATTTTTATAATCATCTAATAAATTATTTTTTCGCATTTCAGCTCCTTCAGTAGCAATAAATGAAGTCATATCTTGCATTAAATCTTCAAAACTTAAACTATATTTATAGCTAATAAAATTTAAAAATTGGTTAAATTTTTCAAATGATTTTGATAGATCCCAATCTTTAATAAATTCATCTATATAGAACATTTCTTTTTGTTTTATAATTTGTTCTGGTGAAATAAATGAAATACAACAAAATGCTTGTCCCGCAATAGGTTTATCTTCATCTAATAAATCAATATACTTATCATTTTTTATACCATCATAGTTAGTTGGATATGTAATATTTTTTGAATTTGACATAATAATTAATAAGTATATACATTATTTAAGTATTTATATTAATATAATATTATTTTCTAATTAATTAATATAATGGTTAATATTGGAGATTATTTAGATATTAATGAATTTGTTAAGAGAGTTATAAAATATTTGGTAGAGGGTTTAATGGTTGCCATTGTTGCATTTGCTATACCCAAGAAAAGTTTAGCATTAGATGAAGTTGCTTTAATTGCGTTATCTGCAGCAGCAACATTTAGTATTTTAGATACATATTTACCTAGTATGGCTGTAAGTGCAAGAAATGGTGCTGGTATGGGAATAGGATTTAATTTAGTCAATTTCCCTCATTAATATATTATCTTAAACAGTAGATATAAATTCCCAATTTAATTCATGACATATTTTTTTCCATATTTCATCCTGCTCTATCATTTTTTCTCTATCCTTTAATAGTTGAAAATATGGTAAAAATTCATCTTCATTTAATAATTCACATAATTTATAAACAGTATAATAATAATTTAAAAAATTAATCCTATCTTCAGGACAATGTTTAGCATATGGTCCTTGAATATCTGTAAATAAATTTGATAATAAGCTTTCTAAGTCAGATGACATTACCGGGGGTTTAATGCCTATTTTTTCATTAATATATGGTATATGTTCATAATATTTATTATATTCTAATTTTTTTAATATTTCTTTCATTTTTTTATTAGTTATATCCTTTATTGTTATTCTTTCTTTTTTTATTTGATGTTTAATATTTTCTAATATACTATCATCTATTTTAGTAGTTTCTTTTGCTTGAAATTGTGATAATATTTCTCTAAAATGGTTAATTCTTTTATATGCATAAAAGCATACCTCTTTTGGTGGTTCTTTATATGATGGTTTTTCATTTTCTACTAAATATTTAATAGTTTTTCCACATGATATATTTGTGCATACTAATATACCTTCATTATCTATTGATACTAACTCGCCATTTTTACAATAATTGCATATATCTTTTTGAATAATATAATTATTAATATCAAAAAATCCTTCATCTACATTGTTCAAATATTTTTGAACATTTAAATTATTAATACTAGTAATATTATTAATATTATCGTGTGATTTTATATTAAAAAAACAAGCTATTTTTTTTGTTTGAGTAGTACAATTAGTTATTTGTTTTTTATTTTCAAAATAATCAAATATATATTTAGAATTTTGTAAATAGTATTGTTTTTTTTTAAATTTAATATCTTTAATAGTTTTATTAATAATATTTAGCTGTTCTTGTAAATCAATCCGTTCATCAATTAATAATTTGGTATTTAATAATTTATTATTTAATATTTTTTTTTCATTTTTTAATCTAGGTAATATAATTTTTAAATCATTTTCGAATTCTTCTGTTAATTCTGTATGTTTACTATCTAATGTAGTAATGCTATTTTTATTAACAGACAATTTTTTTGTATTTTTTTGTTTAAATATAGGCATTCTATTTAACTATTAAAATAAGTATTTAATTTAATATTTATTAAATACTTATTTTTTATATAATTTATATATTTTTATATAAAATTTAGCTATTTAGGTAAAAGTTGATTTAAACTTTCTTTGTAAAAAATAATATGGATATTAATATTGATATAAATAAAAATATGACAATCTCTAATATACTATTAAAAAAAGCATTATTTTTATATAATGCTTTGAATGATGGATGGGAAATAAAAAAACATAATGAAATATATACTTTTATAAAAAAACATGAAGGTAAAAAAGAGGTGTTTGCCGATGATTATATAATTAAATTTATAGAAAAAAACTTTGATTTTAATAAAATAGATTAATTAATTAAGTTTATATTAAATTTTTTCCAAGAAATTATTTTCTTTAGCAATATTATAAATGGGAGGTGGATTAATGCAACTCGTCGCTTATGGCGCCCAAGATGTTTATCTTACAGGTAATCCTCAGATTACTTTTTGGAAAGTAACATATCGTAGACACACTAATTTTGCAATGGAATCTATTGAACAAACATTTAATGGACAGGCCGATTTTGGTCGAAGAGTCACTTGTACAATTAGTCGAAATGGAGATCTTGCTTATCGCACGTATCTTCAAGTGACGTTGCCTGAAATTAATCAAGCTATGAAAAATACTGCTGGTGCAGTTTATGCTCGTTGGTTGGATTTCCCTGGTGAACAAATAGTTTCTCAAGTTGAGGTCGAGATTGGAGGCCAACGTATTGACCGACAATATGGTGACTGGATGCACATTTGGAATCAACTCACTCTTTCCAAAGAACAACAACGTGGATACTACAAGATGGTGGGAAATACCACGCAATTAACATTTATTACTGATCCGTCTTTTAATAATGTTGATGGCCCTTGTGATAGCAACTCTCCCCGCCAAGTGTGTGCTCCTCGTAATGCTCTCCCGGAAACTACGTTGTATGTTCCTTTGCAGTTTTGGTATTGCCGTAACCCTGGTCTTGCTCTTCCGTTGATTGCTCTCCAATATCACGAAGTTAAAATTAATTTGGACCTTCGCCCTATCGATGAATGTTTATGGGCAGTATCTTCTTTAACATCGGGTGGTAGTGGCACTAGGGTGACCCAAGCATACAATCAGTCGCTTGTGGCTGCTTCTTTATATGTTGATTATGTGTTCCTTGATACGGATGAGAGACGTCGTATGGCACAGAACCCTCACGAATATTTGATTGAACAATTACAATTTACAGGCGATGAATCTGTTGGCAGTTCTTCCAATAAAATTAAACTTAATTTTAATCACCCGTGCAAAGAACTTATATGGGTTGTTCAATCCGACCAAAATGTTGATTATTGCTCGTCTTTGGATCCCACCCAAGTTCTTTATAGAACTTTAGGGTGCCAACCCTTTAACTATACCGACGCTGTTGATGCTTTACCCAATGCTATTCATGCGTTTGGTGGTCCTCAATCACTTGCTGCAACGGTTAATTCTTTTATTGATGCATCTGGATTATTCCAAAATGCTGGAGCACAAGATGACCCTGTTGGTACTTCAAATGCTTGGTGGAATAGTGGTGGTGGTGGTACTACTAGTTATAACCTTCCTAATTTAGGTCAAAGTGGTTTAGATTCAACTGTGTCTGATGCTGGAACCTTTGTATTAACCGAAACGTCTTTGGATATGCATTGCTGGGGTGATAATCCTGTGGTTACCGCCAAACTCCAGTTAAATGGACAGGACCGATTCTCTGAACGAGAAGGCACCTATTTTGACCTCGTGCAACCTTTCCAACATCACACTCGCAACCCCGACACTGGTATTAATGTATATTCGTTCGCTCTTCGCCCCGAAGAACACCAACCTTCAGGCAGTTGCAACTTTTCGCGAATTGATAATGCTACATTACAGCTTGTGCTCTCTAATGCAACTGTTGAGGGCACTAAAACCGCTAAAGTCCGTGTGTATGCTACTAACTACAATGTATTGAGAGTTATGTCGGGCATGGGCGGTTTGGCGTATAGCAACTAAATCATATATGGTCTCATATATTTTGTAGCAATATTTTTAATAATTAAACAATTAATTATTAAATTTTTTAATTATTAAAGCAAAAAACATAATATTATAGTTAATATTATACTTTAAAATTGATTTGATTTTAGAATAAATATAAATAAAATAATAAAAATGACACATAATTTAACAGAAAAAAGAAAAGCATATTGTAAAGCATATTATCTTGCTAATAAAGAAAAATATAAATGCGAACATAATATACAAAAATCAAGATGTAAAGAATGTGGAGGTAGTTCTATATGTGAGCATAATAAACGAAAATCTCGCTGTAGAGATTGTAAAGGGAGTCAAATATGCGAACATAATAAATTAAAATCAAGATGTATAGATTGTAAAGGAAGTGAAATATGTGAGCATAATAAACGAAAATCTCGCTGTAAATATTGTAAAGGAAGTGAAATATGTAAACATAATATATTAAATACAAATTGTAAAGAATGTAAAGGGTCATCTTTTTGTGAGCATAACAAAGTAAAATCGCGCTGTAAAATATGTGGCGGTTCATCTTTATGTAAATCTTCGTGGTGCGAAACAAGAGGACATAAAAAATATAAAGGGTATTGTTTGCATTGTTGTATTCAAATATGTCCTGAAATTAAAGTTTCACGAAATTATAAAACCAAAGAAATATTTATAGTAGATATAATAAAAAATAATTTTCCAGATTTTACATGGGTTAGTGATAAAAAAGTTCAAAATGGTTGTTCTAATCGGCGTCCAGATTTATTATTAGATATGGGTTCGCATATTATTATTGTAGAAATAGATGAAAATAAACATAATAATTATGATTGTAATTGTGAAAATAAAAGATTAATGGAAATCTCTCAAGATTTAAACCATAGACCAATAATATTTATAAGATTTAATCCTGATTCTTATATAAATAATGAAGGTTTATTAATAAAATCTTGCTGGAGGTTAAATAAATTAGGTATTATGACTATTATAAAAAATAAAAAAATAGAATGGAACGAGCGTATAGATACTTTAAATAAACAAATTCAATATTGGATAGATAATCAAACAGAGAAAACCATAGAAATTATTGAATTATTTTATTAAATAACGAATAATTAATTAATTGCTTTTTAAATATTAAAACAAAAAGCATATAGAGAGATATTGTAATAGTATAGTATAATACATAATAAAATGACCTCACTTGACATCATCAATTTAATTGAAAATACTCCAATTACTAAATTATCTGGTAATTATCAATCAAAATTAATTGAAAAAATTAAAAATAATTTTACTGAATACGAACAACAAATTTTTTTATCCAGTTTCTATTGTTATTTAAATTATACTAAAGATGATTTTGTTATTGATTTAGATAATATATGGGAATGGTTAGGATTTTCACAGAAAGATGCAGCTAAAAGAACATTGGAAAAACAATTTATTATTGAAAAAGACTATAAAAATATTGCTCTAGAAACAACCAAAGCAAAAGACTATAAAAATATTGCTCCACCGATCTGTGGGGCAAAGAATAACACACGCGGTGGTCATAATAAACAAATCATAATGTTAAATATTGAAACCTTTAAAAGGTTTTGTCTTAAAGCTGGAACAAAGAAAGCAGATGAAATTCACGAATATTTTATTAAATTAGAAATAATCCTGCAAGAAATTATTAAAGAAGAAAGCGATGAATTACAGAACCAATTGAGAATTCAATTAGAAGAAAAAAATAATGAAATTAAACAAA